AGCGTATGCAGTGAGCAACGGAACTACACTTACATTTACTGCTGCACCATCAAGTAACTCAGGTAATAACATCTTTGTGTATTATTTGTTTAGAACAGTGGGTACAGTAAGCCATCCGAGTAACAATGCGTTGAGTGCAACTAGTGGTACGTTTACAGGTGATGTAACAATAGGTGATGCAAGTGCAGCAGATAAGAAAATACTGTTTGACGGTAACGCACAGGACTTTCATATAGGATTAGATGACAGTGCAGATTCACTAACAATAGGGTTAGGTTCAACACTTGGTACAACATCTCATATGGTGTTTGATTCTACTGGTGCTATAACCAAACCACTGCAACCTGCCTTTTTAGCTAAACCTTCTACTGCCCAAAATAACCTTACTAATAACCCTTCTGGTGTAGACTTATTATTTGCTACTGAAGTTTTTGACCAAAATGCAGATTATAATAATAGTAATTATACATTTACAGCACCAGTTACAGGAAAGTATAATCTTTTTGCTCATGCGTATTTATATAATTTAGATGGTGATGCAAATGTTATTTATATAACACTGGCAACATCAAATAGAAGTATATATGGAATCATAGACCCTAATTTTGGTCAAGATAACGAGTATTGGACACTTACAGTAAGTATGATTTTTGATATGGATGCTAATGATACAGCAAAAGTGACATGGCTTCAAAGTGGTGGTACAGCACAAACAAGCCTTCAACCATCATCACATTTTGGTGGGCATTTAGTAGCATAAGCCAAGAGTGAAACAACTCAATCATAAAGGAGATAAAAAATGGCAAATCACACAAAGACAATAACATTAACAGATTTACAACAGAAGATTCTGTCTAATGATTTATACAATGATGTATCAGACAATGCAGGTGTAGATGCTTGGATTGATGGTGCAATCAATGGCAAGTTAAACAACTGTTGGAAACGTATGCAACAAGAGTGGACTACAAAGTTAATGAATGACGATAGCTTCACAGATGCAATACCATCTAACCAAGCAGACTTTGTTGCACTTGTAACTGCGAGAAGTGACTACACAACTCGTAAGCAAAGAGATGATGCAAATAAGATTGGCTAGGAGTAACGGATGGCATTAACCAAAGTAATAGGTAATGGATTAGGCACATTAGGTGATGGCACAGCTAATGACACTAAAATTGTATTTGATGGAAATGCTCAAGATTATCATATTGGTTTAGATGATAGTGCTGATACGTTAGTTATAGGTAAAGGGTCAGCACTTGGTACTACGACTTCTATGTCTTTTGATGCTAATGGTATTATAACCAAACCATTACAACCTGCTTTTTTAGCAAATGGTCTAGCAAGTGAAATGACAGATTTATCGGCAGATGGCTCAGACCATACTATAGTTTTTAATGGAGAAAGATTTGACCAAAATAGTGATTACAATACAAGCACTGGTGAATTTACAGCACCAGTTACAGGAAAATATCAGTTTAATTTTATAATATACACAAACCATGTTGACACAGGAGCTACTTATTATCAAATAAAATTAACAACATCTAATTTTACTTATATTCAAATTCTAGAACCTAAATTTAGTTCAGATGTTTTATATTTTACTTGGGATTCTCCAAATTTGTTGGTTGATATGGATGCTAGTGATACAGCTAAAGTACAAATAAGACAAGTTGGGGGTACTTCTCAACTTCATGTAAGTAATAATGGTAATTACACAGTTTTCTCAGGCTACTTAGTATGTTAAAGAATAGGAATAAACAATGCCATACATAGGAACATCTCCTTCAAATGGAGTAAGAAGAAAGCATACATATACTGCCACTGCAGGACAGACTAGCTTTAGTGGTGCAGGAGCAGAAGGTGCTACCCTAAGTTACACAGACAGTAACTTTGTTGACGTATATCAAAATGGTGTAAAGCTAAGTGAAGCTGACTACACATCTACAAGTGGTACAGCTATTGTTTTAGCTCAAGGTGCATCCGTAAATGACATAGTTGAGGTTGTAGTTTACGATGTGTTCTCCGTAGCTGACACAGTAAGTGCTAGTGAGGGTGGTACATTTAGTGGTGCTGTTACATTTAGTGGAGGTGCTACTGGTATAGGTTTTCCTAGTGGTACATCTATGTTGTTTCAACAAACTGCGGCACCAACTGGTTGGACAAAGCAAACAACTCATAATGACAAAGCATTAAGGATCATAACTGGCACAGTTGGCACTGGTGGTAGTGTTGCATTTAGTACAGCTTTAGGATCAGGTGCAACTGTTGCAGGAGGTTCTGTAAGTGGATCGCCTGATGGTAGTAACTTAAGTGTTAGTATGAGTGGTAATATTTCCAATACAACATTATCAACTAGTCAAATACCGTCTCACTCTCACCCTCTTACAATTTATGCACCTTATTATAATGCAGGTGGTGTTGCAGGTTATAATGGACCTTCACAAGGGAATATAAATACTGGTAATACAGGTGGTGGTGGTTCACACAATCACGGGCATAATTTAAGTGGTAGCCTGAGTGGTAATATTGGTGCTGGTAACTTAGCAGTTGGTGCATCAACAGCAGCAATTAATGTTAACTATGTAGATTTTATAATAGCTAATAAGGACTAATATGAAGTTAGAAGTCGAAGATAATTGTCCCCTTAATAATTTTAAAAAATGCAAACAGTTTAAGTGTGCATGGTTTGTACAAATGAAAGGTACAAATCCAAATGATGGTAAAGAGGTTGATGAATATGCTTGTTCAATAGCTTGGTTGCCTATGTTGTTAGTAGAGAATGCAATGCAATCTAGACACACTGGTGGTGCTATAGAATCTTTTAGAAACGAAATGGTAAAAGCTAACGAGTCTAATCAAAATCTTTTAGAAATGTCAAAAATTTTAGAGTTTAAAAATAAGGGGATAATTAAACAATGAATGACATGACAAAATTAAAAAATTTAACATTCATAAGTTCTTATGAAAATTTAGCACCAGATGATTATTGTGATAAAATGATAGAAGCTTGGGAAAAAATATATGCAAATTCATCTTTAAGAAATCATGGTGCTGATGGTACTATTACTAATGATGGTATGCAAAACAGAAAAGATTTTGCTTTCTTTTTTGATGAAGAAAGAAATGGCACACAAGACTTACAAAGACAAACAAATAAAATATTAGACGAAGGTTTAAAAAAATATGGTGCTGAATATCCATCACTTGAAATGAAACAATATTATAGCACTAGAATTAAAGTGCAAAGAACACCACCTAAAGGTGGCTTTCATACTTGGCACTGCGAACACGCAAGTGGTGAAGCATCTAGCAGAATTCTGACATGGACAATATATTTAAATGATATACCAAAAGGCGAAGGTGAAACAGAGTTTCTTGAATATGGATTAACAGTACAACCAAAAAAAGGCTCTGTTTGTTTTTTCCCTGCATCATTTACGCATACACACAGAGGTAATCCAGTTTACACACATAATAAATACATAGCTACTGGTTGGTATTACTTAGCACAATAGGAGTTTTAACATGGTTAAAATAACATACATCAAAGATGGAGAAGATTCTAAATCACAATTAATTATAAATGGAGAACAAGTAGATTCATCAAATTATGGTATTGATTCTAATATACATGCAATACAATGGGAAGGTTCATTAGGAGAAATTGAGTACAATGATGGCACACCAAATGCAACAATAAAAGATATATCTTCTTTTGATTTTGAAGCTAAACATACAACAGAAAAAAAAGCTATTGCAGATGCTAATGCTAAAGCAGAAGCAGATAAAATTTCTAAGATGACATATGCAGATAAACGTAAACTAGAGTATCCAAGCATTGAAGATCAGTTAGATGACATTTATCATAATGGTATTGATGGTTGGAAAACTACAATTAAAGCAGTTAAGGACAAATACCCAAAAGGATAGTAAATGACAAAAATTACATATAATAACGAGGGGGATAAATAACAGATGACCAAAGCAGCAGAATTAGCAAAGATGGGTGAAGTCCTAACCAATAGTCAGATTGGTGGGCGAAGGAATATTATCATTAATGGTGCAATGCAAGTGGCTCAGAGAGGTACGAGTTCAACTGGGTTGGGTGCTTCAGATGGATACTACACTGTAGATAGATTTGGTTTAAATTTTTCATCAACTGGTGCTAGACTTACAATGACACAAGATAGTCCTACAGATTTAAGTGGTTTTACCAAAGCATTGAAATTAGACTGTACTACAGCAGACACATCTATAGGTTCAGCAGAGTATATCCAATTACATTACAGAATAGAAGGACAAGATTTACAACAGTTAAAAAAAGGCACTAGTGATGCAGAAAAAATTACTATTTCTTTTTATGTTAAAGGTAATGCTTCAGCTACATATACTTGTGAAATAGAAGATGTAGATAATAACAGATATAATAGTCAAGAGTTTTCAGTAACAACCTCATGGACAAAGGTTACATTAACCTACAATGCAGATACAACTGGTGTATTGGATAATGATAATGGTCAATCAATGGCTATTAACTTTTGGCTTCATGTAGGTTCAAACTTTACTGGTGGCACACATACAGATAATGTATGGCATACCACTGCAAATCAAAGAGTTGGGGATAACCAAACATCTTTTGCAGACAGCACAGACAGAACATTCTTCATAACTGGAGTACAACTAGAAATAGGCTCACAAGCCACACCATTTGAGCATAGGTCATTTGGGGAAGAACTAGGTTTGTGTCAGAGGTATTATTCAAGGGAAGAGGCTGCTACAGGTGCAGCTTATAAAAGATATGGCACAGGTTCTTGGAGTAGTACAACTGTGTTTGAGCTTTTAATACCTTTATCTACACCTCTGCGTACTTCACCTACTTTAGAAACAACAGGTACAGCATCAAATTATGCAGTTTATAGTGCTAATGCTGTAGATGCATGCACAGCATTGACTATAACTAACGATGCAGATGCAGGTACAAATAATAGAGCAGTGGCTATGTACGGCAATACGTCTAGTGGTGGTGTTACAGGAGAAGGTGGAACATTTTTAGCTAATAGTGACACAGATAATTTTTTAGCTCTTGATGCAGAGTTATAAAGGAAAAATAAATGGCAATAGAAAATGCAAAATATATTAAAGATAATATAACAGGTAAAGTTAATGTTATAAATTGCACATGGGATGGAAAAGGTTTATCTATTCCTATGAATGAAGGTAACAGACACTACCAAGCAATCCTTGAATGGGTAGCTGAAGGCAACACAATAGAGGAAGCTGATTGATGTTAGGTGCTACTACCTTTGCCGAAAATGCGATAGCCGATCAAGGAATACTATTCTTTGGTGTATCCGAACAAAGTGGTATATCATCAAGTGCTAATGCAGCTGTAGGTATTATGTCTGGTGTTGCCACAATGGATGGTAACTTTACAGCAACAACGGCTGGAATATATATTTCTGGTAGTACTAATTCAGAGTTAAGTTCTAGTTTTACACAAACTATCGAAAATATAAAAATAGTAAACTTTACTGAAGCTACTTTGAGTAGTGCATTTACACAAAGTGCAAATAGTATTATGATAGGGTCAGGTGTTGCCACAACAGATTTTAATATGACACTGACATCTAGTGGTGGTTTATTGTATGAGAATATTAATGCAGGTGCTACAGAAGAAGAATACACAACCATTTCACCAAGTGGTACAGAAAGTTGGACAACAGTAACTCCGTCTGGGTCAGAGACTTGGACAGAGATAGAAGCGTGAGGTAAACATGGCAAGTACATATACAGCCAATAGTGGTATAGAAAAAATAGGTGCCGGAGAACAAGCAGGATCTTGGGGTACAACCACAAACAATAACCTAGATATACTTGATAGAGCTATCAATGGTGTCGGTGCTATAACATTATCTGGTACAACTCACACACTAACAACTAGTGATGGTACGTTATCAGATGGTGGTTATAAAGTTCTTGTTTTAGGTGGATCTCCGTCTGGCACAAATACAGTTACTATATCTCCAAATGATCAAGATAAAATGTACTTTGTGCAAAACGGTACAAGTCAAACAGTTACATTCACTCAAGGTTCTGGTGCCAATGTATCAATAGCTGCTGGATCTAAAGGTATGATTTACGCAGATGGTGCAGGTTCTGGTGCAGCCGTTGTTGATCTTACGGCTTCAATAGATATTTCTACACTTAGATTAGGTGGTACTGCCGTTACCTCTACAGCAGCAGAATTAAATAAACTAGATGGTGTCAATTCAACTGCAACAGAACTAAACATTGTTGACGGTGATACAAGTATAGGAACGACTGCTGTATCAGCAGGTGATGGTGTTGTTACTAACGATGGTGGCACAATGAGACAAACCACTGCTGCTACGTTTTCTACATATTTTAATGCTAATGCTTTTTCTGCACCAACGGCTTTAAGTTTATCTGGCACAACAACATTAACACCGAGTGCTGCACAATCTATCTATCAAAGAGTTACTGTAGCTAGTGGCAGTCAAACATTAAGAGTTGCTATAACAAATTTAATTGCAGGACAATATGTTATTATTGATAAAACATCTAGTGCGAATAGTTTAACAATAGATTGGAATAACAACAGTGCTGTTACATCACAAGGTATTACTTTGGGTAGTAGTGTCGAATTTGCAATAGGGGTTTTCAACGGAACAAGTTTTTCTTTTACAGAGACAGTCAAATTTTAGGTGTTAAATGAGTATACCCTTAATATCAGGTCTAGGATTTACTGAAGTAGATTCAGCAGGAACACTTAATGCCAAAGCTGGAGAAGCTAAGAGTAAGCTACCAATACAGTTTTTTAGATTAACTGATAATATTTCTGGTAATTTAACTTTAAATAATGATTCTGCACATAAAAAAATAATACTTGATACTAATGGTAAAACTATTACTAATTCTTCTGGATCACCTTTAACAACAAATTCAAGTACAACTTTAGAATTAAAAGGCAGTGGTAATATTCAATCTACATTAAAAACATTTACATCTTCTCAAAGTAGTACAAGTAATACTGGCACAACAACAATAAGTGAAGCAGACAGTTCTACTGTTCTTGTGGGTACAAACCATACATTTCAGACTAGTCTTACAAGTTTTAGTGGACAGGCAGGTACTAATCCTAGTCTAGGTGCTATTTATTCTGGACTTTACAACACTACTTGGGCAGGATATGTAGGTGGTAATCTTATGCCTAATGTAAATGATGCAAACTTTAGGATGCAGTTTAATGATGCTTTTGTTGAAGATAATCCTCCTGGAGGTGGATTAATTGTAGGTCCAGGAGGTGGCAGTCAATCAAATTATACATCAAATGCAGGTAGAGATTGTAGTCCAGTTACTCCTTCTTCTAACACAGTTTCTGGTGGTTATAGAATAATGACTTGGGGAAGTGCAGGTTTTGATCCTAGAAGCGGTAGTACATATACTATATCTATGAGAGTTGCTACTAATGGTAACCTTCAAATAAGTATATCTGGTGCAAGTGATTCTCGTTATGAATTAATATCAAATGGTGTTATTCCTAATGCAATAACTACAACAGGCAGAAAAATTACATTTACAAATAATTTAGCAATATCCTGTGTGCTGTCTGGTGCAGATCCTTATGATAATGTTACAGTAAGTGCGGGTGCAACTGCTGTTGTAAACAGAGATTCAACAGATGGATCATTTAGTTTAACAGGTACAATATCTGGATCAGATGGAAGTAGTCAGCCGTTTGCTTTAGTGCCACCTAATAATGGTACTGGTAGTATAAATACTGATGCTTATACTGGAACCTTATCAGCGAGTGCTTTATAATGCCAATAACAAAATTAAAATTTAAACCAGGAGTTGTATCCGACATTACATCTGAAAGTAATGAGGGTGGCTATGTAGATGGCGATAAAGTAAGATTTAGATTTGGTTTTCCAGAAAAGTTTGGTGGTTGGGCAAAGTACAGTCCTAATATTTATCAAGGATCAGCAAGGCGTTTACATAATTGGGTTGCTCTTGATGGTTCTGATTTCATGGGTATTGGAACACATCTAAAGTATTATATAGAAGAAGGTCAAACCTTTAATGATATTACACCTGTAAGAAACACAACAAGTGCAGGTGATGTAACTTTTTCTGCAACCAACGGATCAACAACAGTAACTGTAATAGATCCGGCACATGGTGCAAACGTAAATGACTTTGTAACCTTTTCTGGTGCAGCCACTCTAGGTGGTACAATAACAGCTACAATATTAAATGCAGAGTTTCAAATCGTATCTTTAATAAGTTCTAACTCTTATACAATTACATCTTCTGTTGCAGCAAATGGTTCTGATACTGGTAATGGTGGTGGTAGTATTGTTGGCACATATCAAATAAACACAGGTCTTGACGTTACAGTTGGTGGAACTGGTTGGGGTGCAGGACAATGGAGTGGTACAACATCTGGTGCTTTAGCAACACAACTTAACGAAGCCTTAGATAATAGTGAGACTGCCGTTGATGTGGATGATGAAACAAATATGAACACAGCTAATGATGTTATCTTAGTTGATAACGAACTCATGCTTGTATCGGCAACCACGGATGACAATACAATGAC